GAGTAAAATTAATACTTAATGTAACCATTTTTTTTCTCTTTATTAATAAATATAAACCTTATTTTTTTATTTATATATTGTTTATGAAATCGGTAGAGGTAATAAGTCTCTACACAAACTTTGTTTAGTTGAGTCCATAAGTCCTGTTATTAAAAACCCACCTGCCGATATGTCTGCAGTCTCTAATACTTGAAAAATACAGTCTGAAATTCCATTATATCCCGGGTAAAAATACCCAAGAGTTAATCCATCATTCGTGTTAGCAATCGTTCTTAACCCGACGTCAACACAATTTGTGTGTGATATGTCTTGAGTCAATTCTTTTACATTGTACCCATAATAAACAATTGGAACGCCAGTACAAGATCCGATACTGTTCACGTATGATTGTCCGTTTGCGTTGATATCAGCTAACGCTTTATTATCAGCGTCTAATTGTCCTATAACAGAGGAATATGTTGCTCCTGAAACAGAGTATGTTTCCGTACTACCACTTAAACCACCCCCACAATCATTTTTAGTGAAAGTTCTTGACGCATATGAATTATAATATGTACCACCGCCTACCGTATTTATAGTAGGATCGTCACAAGATACAGTACAAATAACTGAATCAATAGATGGTGCGGAACATACTTCACACTCAACAGAATCTATAGTCGGTTCGGGACATGATTCACACGAAACTTCTCCGATTGTTGGCACATTGCAAGTTGCGACACATTCTACCGAAGTTATCACTGGCGGTACACAACACGAAGGATAAAAAACAATGTCGTTCGCATTAGTAATTAGTTCTCTTTCAAAAGATAATATTATACAATCACCGCCGCTAACACCACCATTAAATAAAATGGTGTTTTCAGTTTGACCACTCACATTTAATTGATAATAAATCTTTTCGTGATTGTCAATTGAACAATAGTTTAATTCAACGCTACTCACTTCAACCCCAAACCCGTCTTGGTTTATAAGAAAATCCCCATTAATGACTTCAACATTTTCACAACAAGGTAATCCCTCCTCAATGGGTTTCGTGAATAAATGTTCAGGAAACTTATATTCAAAATGATAGGGAACTTTATCCAAATCATCATTTCTATTTGTATAAACCAAGACTTTACTCGTTGGTAGTATTTCAAAATTATCGTTAATAACGTCTGTTTTAATTGAACTTAAACAGTCTATATTTTCAACAGGACTTAATTTATAATCAAACGCAAATTGGAACCCATTTATATCTTTATTTTCAAATTGGGATGCTGTTAATCCGCTATATGGTTTCAACTCCATAGATAGAAGTGAATCTCCAATCGACACCGACTCAATCGTCACCCCACTCATTGTACCCAAAGAAATCATACTTTCCAATTCTGTGTATGTTGATGGGGGAGTAGAAACACCGAATGATTTATAAACCATTGTTCCTTTTCTTATTCCATAATTATAACTCGGTTTATATATAACTTTTGGGGTAATAGTGTATCCTGTAAGCCCACCATCTAAATAAACTGTTCTAAATTCTAAACCATCGATCTTGAGTTTTCTCTCACAATTTCCTGCGTCAGTAAATATGAAATTAAATTCGTCACTTTCATGAACTTCAGATAAAATATATTCACAAACATCTCCTCCTCTGGTGATTTCAATAGGATTACCATCGTCTTCACAATCCAAATGAACATAGATAGGTAGAACACTTGGGTCACCGCTCTCATCACCAGTTGCGTCACTAATAACAAAATGTAAATCCGTAACCAATGGACTTGTGATAACATCTCCTGTATAAATCAAACAATCAGTTGTTACATCTACATTAATTGAACATTCCTGTTTATCTAATTCAAAAATTGGATCATAATAGAAATGAAAAGTATCTGTTCCGTTACATCCATAATATTCCGATGAATGTGTGATGAATTTAACCTTTTCAACACCATTTTTATCTATATAGTATTCAACATTAACAGATTGAGTATCGCCTGTGTTTATCTCGTTAATAATTTCGTTTAATGTATTTTTCCATTCCGTTTTAAATGTCGTAATTATGGAATTATTAAAATCAAGATAATTTCCATTAAAATCACAAATAAGCGGGATACTATCGGATGTTTCAATTAAATTTGTGCAACCTGTGGTTGGAATAAATGGAACAAATGGCTTAATTATATTCGTGGTTTTTTCATGTGTGATACCATTGATTTCGAGAGCGATATTAAAACTAACACCACTAAAATGTTGTACACCTCTAAATGAATCTAAAAAACCACCACCAATAATAGTAACTAGGTCTTCTCTTACTGTTATTTCAAAATCAGGGTAGAGAACTTCATTAAATTCTTTGGGTTGACATGGTTGTCTATGTGCGTACTTTGATCTTCCAAAAACCCCATTTTCTATAAGATTTCCGCCCATCCATAATGTCGTTGCAGGAACAAATTGTTCTACGATATTAACCCAATATGGTCCTAATTTGTTGATAAACTCATTAACCGAAATAAAATTATACGGTGTAAATCCATTACTTTCAGAATATTTTTTATAAATTTCTTTTAGTGACGGATAAGTTTTTTTATATCTTGAGACGTGTGAATTTTTCACGTTCTCATGTAACACATTATCTAAAAATTCAACAAAGGTGACCCCTGTTTGAGGTTCTAAAGTATGAAAGGTCGAAGACAAGTCCCTTGATTTTCTATAAATGTCATAATCAATCACTCTATCTGAAGATAAAAAAACGTTCATATTTTTTCTATTCAAAGTCATTTTTGAAATGTCACTATCTTCAACGATTTCGGTTTTTTTATTATCTATTTTAGAACTAAGATCGAACCCGTAATCAAGACCAGCCAATTTTCTAAATTCATTAAAATAGTCTTCGCCATATGTAAATGGTTTAGATATGGTTTTTATTATTTTAGTTCTACCAGTTAAATTTGAATTGAAAGTGTCTAAAATATCTGACGATCTATGATCTATAGTCTTCTTATACCAACCTTCACCCTTTTGGAAAAACATACTACCATCTGAAGAAGTTATTTTCCTCGGCAGACCTTTTTCATCAACGGGATACTCGTCTCTATTAAGTGTGGTAGTATTACTAACCAATGTAATAGTATAACCGCTTGTTGTTGTGTTATATGTCGCAACATACGTCTTTTTAACCCCTTGTATCGCGTCCCAAATATCGTCTTCCACATTTTCACTTGGGAGAGTATTGGTTACTTTATAAACAAATTCGTCAAGTCTTATCATAGGTTCGGGAGCCCCAATGAATTTTAGAAAAAACTCAATAGAAGTTCTTGTTCCTTTTGATTTATACAGATAAGCGAGATTTGTAAGTATTCTTCTATAAAACTCATATTCTGACTCAATCAAATTCATTCCTGACCCAACCCCTTTATATTGTGAATCATGTCTACTATATAAGGAGTCTTCAAGTGATTTTTCATCAAATAAATTAACTGTTTTGAATCCTAATGTCTCAGAAAGATTTTTTAAAAGAATATCTGGAACATTATCGATTCCGTCATAAGATACATTTCTCATGAACGCAATATTGTCAATGAATTTTTTTATTTTATCAAAACTTTGACCATAGATTTGAAAAATAGCTTCTCCTTTTTTTTCGCTTGTGTCAAATTCAAAAAGTTGTGGTGCGGTTAAAAATCTAACTATAAGATTTGATTTGTATTCGTCTATTTCTTCGGCAAGAGAGACTAGTTGAAAAACATAATATTCATAATCTAAACCTGAAACTTGTATGTTCCACCCGTCTCGATTAATCGGCCAATTAACTTGAGCTGACACCAGATCGGTAGAGAACCCATTATTGGTCTCTCTAGGTACATTAAAATTCGCTTGAAATTTCGGGGTTGTCTCTCTGTTTAGTAAAACTGTTTCTAAATCATCAAGATTAGAGTAAAACGTCTCAGTGACACCATTATTAGGTCTGATAATATAATCAGAAGTGAATTCAGTTAAACCAAAAAAACACCCGCCAGCAACTTTTAACCTTATTTTATTATCAACGTTCGGCTCTGAATATTCTAAAATATCATATGACACATTATTCTGTTCGATCACATATCTTGTGAATGAGGAATAAAAATCTCTAATCGTGTTTTTACTTTCAGGTAGTGTATTACTTTTTGGGGTAATAAAGTTAACATCCAATGGATTATAAAAAAATGAATATTGTGTATAAAATTCTGTTGTGTTTGTGAATATATCGTAAGTAATTGATTCTGCGGTTAAAGAACTAAGTCCAGACGGGGAATTTGAGTCAATAAGAACAGCAGCAGGATAATTCTGAATAATATTCGTGATCGATACTCCGATTCTTTGTTTAAGAGAACCGTAAAGAGCACGACTTGCATTATTCTTGTTATTTTTGAATTTTATATCCTCCTTAACCGAGTTCGGTAGGGAATTTAATTCCACAGTTTCTTCTTTAATATCATCTAATGTGATAAATTCTGAAAATGGTTCAGATCTAAATTCTTTACTATCCTTTTCAGGTATTGTCTTATCAATCGTAAAATTAGTGTTTGTTAATTGATTGGATCCGTTGGTTATTTGATTCCCAACTAATCCATCACTAAACGAATCACTTCCACTTGCCGCTTGACTTGGTACTTTATAATTTGCCATTATTGTGTTATCGTATCAAAATTTAATGTCTCATCAATGTCTGTTCTTTTTTCTCTGATTTCAAACAACGATTCGTTTATTTGATCTTTAATCTCATATAGATTATATTGTCTATAAATATTGTTGTTATTATCATATATTGTATAAATACCATTTGTCATGGACTTACTTTGATTACCATATAACGCGTATCCCAATGTTGTAACATCCTGATCAACCATTTCAACTTCAATCGTCGTTGGGTTAAAATATGTGTTTGTTAGAATAATAGGTTGTTCCGGCTGTCCAATAAAAGGAACAAGATTAGGTCTTGTTGATGGAGCGGAACTCGGTGTGATAGTTAAAAACATCAAATTTGTTGCGCTGTCAGAGTAACGGTATCTTATTGCCTTTTGTGTTGTGTTTGTCAAATTCGAAACTATTGGTTCACAATAGAAATTCGACGTAATCACTCTATAAAAATTAGGTATTTTTTTTAAATCGGATGAGTTGATATATTCTATACGATATCCTACTAATCCTTGAGGTGAAAATTTATTCCTGTCAGCGGAAGGTATATTTGATAAATCAATTATTAACCCTCTTACTGATGGTAGTGACGAAAGAACCCCACAATCAGTAATTTTAGTTCTGATTTGTTTTGGTCTTAAATGTAATGTGTAAATTCCCAATTCAGAAAAATCTTCTGCCGCAAGTTTTAAATTATAAAGACCGCCTAATATTTCCACATTACTTGTGCCGTCTGTATTATCATTATGAAATACAGGAGTTAAAACTGAG